GTGAACTACAGCTCAATTCGCCAAGGCACATTGAGTGAGCGCGATATGTGGAAATTGGTGCAGAAATGGTATATCGACGAGGTAAAAACTCCGATCTTTGAGCAGTGGCTCGAAATGGCGATCATGTCCGGCGAATTGGCCTATGATATGTCTGATTTTGACAGATTGGCACATCCTGAGTTTCAAGGCAGACGGTGGGAGTGGATTGATCCAGACAAAGATGCTCGGGCAGAGGATCGCAGACTCAAAAACAGACTGACATCTCACCAGCGACTAGCCCGGAGCAAGGGCGAGGACATCGAGGAGATATTCGACGAAATTGAGGCCGATTCCGCATCTGCCGGTAGTAGGCAAATAGATATGTTTTTGGACCTCCCGGATGTTCAGCCAGCACCCGACGAAGTAGGCTAATTTGCCTTCTTGTTTTTATGTGTTTTCTTTTTAAGGTGAAGACGCAGCAGAAACAGACATGGTATAACCTTTCCCAAGAAGGTTCAGTAGCCGATATATCCATTCACGACGAAATTGGTGGATTCGGAGTATCAGGCAGCAGCTTCCTCGCAGAGATGCAGGCGATGGAAGGAGTAGACGAAATCAATCTTTCGATACACTCTCCCGGCGGCGATGTGCTGGAAGGATGGGCGATCTACAACGCTATCAAAAACTTTGAAGGCATCGTATCCGCAAAGGTAGAAGGATTTGCTGGCAGCATGGCAAGTGTCATTCTCATGGCGGCTGACGAGATTATAATGCCGGCCAACAGCTATTTGATGATTCACAATCCGTATGTAGGACTAGTTGGCGATTCGCAAGCACTTGGAGATGCTGCCGCCACACTGGAGAAAATCCAAAACAGCATTGTTTCGGTATACGTCGAGCGGACCGGACTAACACGCGAGCAGGTCCAAGATTTGATGGATCGCGAAACATTTATGGATGGAAATGAGGCTGTTGATCTTGGTTTTGCAGATCGAGTCGAGGAAAGTTTCAAGGCCGCTGCGTTCAAGGAATCATGGGCGAACAGCATTACAAAAGATTTACCAAAAGGGTTGGTTTTCGGGGAAATTTCCGAACAGCCCGAAACAAAACCAACAAACCAACAACTACCTCACACCATGAGCGAAGAAGTAAAGCCGGAAGCACCGGCCATCAACATCAAGGACATCCGCGAGGAGGAGCGTCACCGCATCGGAGAAATTTCCGCTATCGGCCAGCGTTTCAACGTGGACGAGAAGGAAATCAACTCTGCAATCGACAGCGGCAAAGCTACTGACGAGTTTCGCGCCGAGGTGATGAACAATTTCGACCCAAGCAAATTTGCAGCAGGCGGCTCGAATGAGTCTGTCTACGTCGGAGAAAAAGAAGTTCAGAGCTATTCTGTTCTGAAAGCAGTCAACGAGCATATCAACGGCGGATTGACCGGCCTGGAGCGCGAGGTTCAAGACGAGCTTTCTCAGCGTTTCCGCGCAGCATCCGGCGACACTCCAAAGGGCATTCTCATTCCTGGCGAAGTTTCTCACGGAGTAAAGAACGCCGCTACAGTTGGAACTACCACCTCTGGTGGTCACACCGTAGCAACGGAATTGCAGCCAGTCGTCGATTATTTCGAGGACTACTCGCTTCTTCCACAGCTCGGAGCAACGATTTTTCGCGATGCCACCGGCAATCTGAGCTTTCCAACTGCGACAAGCGGCTATACCGGCAGCTGGGACGCGGAGACTGACACGATTGCAAACGCAGACGCGGTTTTCTCCAACTTCACCATGACTCCCAAGCGAGTGGGTGCAGGAACTAGCGTTTCTCTCCAACTTCTCCAGCAGTCATCTGTTGATTTCGAGGGCTGGATTCGATCCAAGCTCGGCCAAGGCATCTCGATTGCCATTGACCGTGGAGCATTCACCGGAGCAGGCGGCGACGCACCAACCGGCATCCTCTCCGCATCTGGAACGACCGCTTACACTTGGCAGGTCGGCAACTCTGCTCACCAAAACGTGATCGACCAGTGGAAAGAGCTTCGGGATTCCAAGGCTCCGCTTACATCGGCCAAGTGGCTTTCTGAGCCAGGCGTCACTGCTGACTGGATGGCGACTCCAAAAGAGTCCGGCCAGGCCAGCTACGTCATCGACGAGAATCCCAACGGAACTCAGCGCGCACTCGGTTACGAGTATTACGACCACACCGACATCACTGCTAACAAGGTAATCTTCGGAGAGTTCAGCTATCTCTTGGTATGCCTTTGGGGAGGAATTGACCTCGTTGTTGATCCTTACAGCAGCAAGAACTCGGGAACGGTTGAGCTGTTCGCGAACGCATTCGCTGACGCAGCACTCGAGCAGCCTTCCGCCTTCGTTATCGGAGACAACGGAACGACTCACGCATAATTCACCAGATAGCCCGGAGGCAATTCCTCCGGGCTATCACATCCCGCTGATGAGATGAAAATTTACTTTTCAAAACCGAACGTAAACTACAAGGGCGAGCCTCAACCGCAGGGAACCGTTCTTGATGTAGACAACGCACAGCACCAGGCAGCTTTGTTGTCAGGCGGCTGCAAGATTTACGATCCAGAGATTCACAAGATCAAAAAGCCAGCACCAGCCAAGGCCAAAAAGGTAAAGAGCGATGAGGGCTAGACCGTCATATATCGCACCCTGCCCGGGGCCAAAAGAGAGTGGAAAAAACCACTCGATGCTTCACGCACTGAGGACCGGCGCAGGTTTGGCATTTGATACGGTTACGAGCTTGGAGCGAGACGTAAAAGCGTGGAGGTCATTGCCCGAAACCGACAGAGATGCAGCGGCGAAAGCTGCCGGAATCGACGCGGAGAATCTCGAAATGGCGATTGATTCAATGGCGGCAGCACTTCCTCAAGCGCAGCCGCCCAAAACAAAGAAAACAAGCAAGCCAAAGGACTAATTTTTCCACAGGGCGGATAATTCCGCTCAGTGTCCCATCCATCCGCGCAAGGGCGGCGGATTACTCCGCCGCCCTTTTTTTCATTATGGCAAACAATCTGACAGCAGACCACACCCTGGCGTTCGACGAGGCGTATTCGCTCTCCGGGGCATACGTCACGATTGAGGGCGAGAGCATCCGCGCAATTATTCCGTTTGAACTGTCAGAATCGCAATCGTTTGGCGACATGGGAGAAATGGAATTTACCGGCGAGACGAACATAACCGTTTTGGCTGACGATCTTCCAACTATCGACGCAGAAAGCACTGTTTCGCTTGGAGGAGCAGAATACAGAATTACAAACCTCTCACAAGAGGGAACTGTCGCAATCCGGCTTAATATAGAAAAACCGTAATGGCTGACCCACTAGCAAAACGAGTCGAGACAGTCATCGTCGGACTGATTGAGGCGCAACTATCTTCCGCGCAAGTCGTTCAATTTGGCGACATTGAGCGAGCAGGGAAAACATACGTCGCGGTCAGGTGCAGCCAGAATGAGGAAGACCCGGCAGGCGCGGGCATTTTCAACCTGTCGCTAGAGATAATGGCGCACGGGCAGCACTCGCAGGACGACATCGCTACACTCGAGGCAATCTTTGATAACTGCTACGAATTTTCCGACGCGGTCAGACTTGCAGCAAGCGGTTCATTTGTCGTGCCACAGGGCAAGGCTATAGACGTGGACGGATCCTCCAAGACCGGCGACTCACTAGATACAGAGTATCGCTACACTTTTTCAATTTACGCGCAGACGCAGGAAATATCTGACTCTGCATAACAAAAACAAATATCATGGCAACACCATCTTACATTCAAGCAGGCGGACACGTCAGAGGAATTACCTCTGCGGAGTCTGGAATCAATATCTCTAGTTTCAGCGAGAGTTTCAGCAACGAAAAGGCACTCATTCTCGACCGTTTCGGAGGAACTACCGGATTCGCTACAGACTTCGATCCGCAAAGCACAGTATCTATCGAGGGCGAAGTAACTACTGCGCTCGATTCAGTTATGTCTGCCGCATTTGCGACAGCTCTGACTATTGCAAACAGCACCGACGCATACGACTCGACTTCGGGCGACTACTTTCTGGAGTCTATCGAGCTATCAGCGAGTCGCGACGCATTCCAGACGGCATCTATTGAGGCCGTTCGCTACAATGGCGTGACAGCAGCGTAATGGGTCGGATGGGACACAACGTGGAATAAACAATGGATGTCGGTATTGGATTCAGAGCGGTAAGCGGCGACAAAGACGACCGGATCGGATTCGCTGCGGCGGCGGTATCAGTAGGTTTTGACCTAGTGGAGGAAACGCCGGGAGTTTCCAACGTCTATTCGGACGAAAACAAATACGAGCCTGACAAACCTGGCGATATTAAATATTTCCTACCGCTTTCAAAAGGCGCAATCGAAGTGTCTGATTTGGCAAAAGTATGGATTGATCCGGCGGCAGCACTAAATGACGCGGAGGCGTTGCCTGCCAGAATCAAGTCAGCAGCCAACGCGCAAGAACTCGCTGCCCTATGCGTCGAATTTGATTCGATTTACATTAAGGCGGCGTTTGCTCACATGCGTCTTTTCTCTCTCAATAGGATCAAGCTACCAGGTCACACATCCGACGAGGAAAACGCATCTGCATATCTCGATCTGTTCGCTCGCAAGCTCGAGGACGCGCATGACAAAAGCAGCAGGACCAAGCTGGCAAAGACACTCGCAGCGAATTGGAAACCGGCAATGGTTAGCTGGCTCAGAGCATACCGCTCTAATTTTCTGGAACTATCCAATTTGTGGAAAGAAGTTCCAAAGAGTTTGAAAATCAAAAGGGGGAACGGCCTGCCTCCTTTGGTTTTACCACAGGGGCCAAAATTCGAACAAATGTTAAAACGATGGACTTAGGAGAACAAAATCTAAACTTAGACATTCTGGAAGAACCGGAGGAAATACAGATCGACACTCAAGACGAGGCTTTTCTGAAATCTGATGGAGTAAGGAAAATTTCATTCGGAGGACCAGACGGTCGAGATGTTAAATTGCAGCCTTTCAATACGCACCGCCAGGTCGCAGCGCAAAAGCTCGGCATGGAGTTTTTCAATATGGGCGAGGAGGCTCTAGAAGAGTTTCAAGAGCGGGAAACTTACAACGGCATTTTTCAAGATGCAGTCATCGTCGTATACCTCTGCGCTCATCCTGTTTCACTCGCGAAAAAGGCTCTACGCGTTCCCGCAAAGGTAATGGGCGAGGCATTGAATTGGGCCGAAAAAGCAGGCGTTCTTGTCGGAAACGAGAAGCACGGCGAGCTGATTGCGGCATTCGGCGACATCATCGGAGACATCATCGCATCTGTAGCGGAAATCGACCAGACCGGAATGCAGTCAGCGGATGAGAGCCTGGGAAAGTAATCGGATCGGTGTGCGAATATGTCGCTACAGTATCAGAGGCGACTCACGGTTCTATGACCGTTGAGCAGATTTTAGATATGCCAGTAGCTCAAGGATTGCAGCTGCGTAGCGCGGGATTGATTGCCAAAAACATCAGGATGAAACCAGCAGGAGGGAGCAAATTGCGAAGGGATGCAGAATCTATACTTGGCGACTATTACGAGGAGTTTGCATCGTGACCCGCGTTTTTGATTACGTAGAGAATTGACCTATATTACAAACGCATGGCCGGAACCGTTAATCTCAAATCTAAAATATCCCTAGACGATAGCGCATTCGTTTCGGGCATGAAAAGAGTTCAGCGAACCGTCGGCGCATTTGCTGGAAAAGCCTCGCGAGCATTTCGGTCTGTCGGTGCAAGCATAGCTAAAGCAGTCACTCGTCTCAAAAACTTTGCAGCGATCATTGCAAAGATTTCCCTTGTAGGAATTGGCGCAGGTATAGCCGCCGCTGGAGTAGCTGTATCCAAGTTGGTCAAAGCAGGTTCTGGAATGGCGGCTCAATATGAGACTATCCGCCTGACGATGGGCGCGTATCTCAAGGACTTGGGCAAGGCTGATACAATACTGGAGCAGATTGCAAAATTCTCTGTTGTCACGCCATTTGAGACTACCGGACTGCAAGATGCTACGAATACGCTACTTGGAGCAGGTATCGCTGGCGAGGAAGTTGTTGGCGTTCTAAAAGAAATTGCAGCTGTCTCAAAAACTACGGGGCAAGTTGGCGAGTTGGCTGACGCTCTGAGTAAGGGGTTCGCAAAAGGGAAATTCCAAACGGAGGAATTAAACAAGTTTCTCGAGCGCGGAATCAACCTTATGCCGGAACTGGAAAGAGTCACTGGCAAGAGCGGCGAGGCATTGCAAAAAGCGATTCAGGAGGGTTTGAAATTTGATGATGTCAGAACGGCAATCGCTAATCTGAGCAAAGAGGGGGGACTATTCTTCGGAATGCTGGAAACGCAAAGCACAACATTTACTGGTTTAATTTCCACATTGAGCAGTAATTGGGATGAGTTTTTACTAAAGTTTGGTCAGCCGATCAACGACTCGTTGAAACCTCTGCTTGATATTTTTATCGTCCAGGTGCAAAAACTGACCGAATCCGGCGCACAAATTGGATCAGTTATTTCGACGGCGATTGATGGAGTTGTAAACAAAATCAAAGGCGTCGATTTTGTCGGAATTGGTCAGAAATTTATTGCCGGGCTGGATGTAAATGGAGCAAAAACTTTACTAATTTCTGCCGCGAAAGTTGTCGCTGCCTTTTTGGGGAATAAATGGGTCGAGGCAATCAGGCTTTCCGCTTCGCTTTTTGAGGTAGCATTCCACCACGTATCTGCGAAGATCACTGGGGCATTTGGGGACCAGTTGATAAAAGCGGCAAAGGACGCTGCCGAAGTCATGTTTTTCCTTACAACCGGAAGAATTGCTCAGGCGATGGCAAAAATCCAAATTGCTACCGGCAAAACGATGGGAGAACAGGCCAAGACGCTAGAGGATAAAATGATTGCAGCGCAAAAGGCTTTTAAGGACAAGATAACGAAAGACGAAGACCCGTTTGGATTTAACAAAGCAGCGGAAGATTTAGACAAGGCCATGTCCGATATAATGGCGAAGGGGAAAGACAAGATCGAAAAGCAAAAAGAGGAGGAAAAGCAAAAAGAGGAGGAAAAGCAAAAAGAGAACGAGACGCCTCCGCCACCTCCACTCGTAACGGCTCCGGGCGGGAGGGATTCCGCAAAAGCCACAGAAGGCCCGTCTCGATTTGCTAATAAGCCGCCTCCTGCGCCGCCTCCTGCGCCGACTCCTGCGCCGTCTCCTGCGCCGTCTCGCGACGGGCTTGCCACAGCTTTGGGCAGGTATGCAACAATCGGAGCTGGAAGAAAATTGCAAACGGGAGGACTCGGAACGAAACGATACACTAACCCGGCGCGAGAGGCTGCTCGGATTGCGAAGGAACAGAAAAAAGACGTTCGTGACCAGACAGATATTCTGCGCGACGTGGACAAGAAGCTGGAGCAGGGCTTGGCGGTTAATTAAAGAGCAGCATGGCAGACCCAACTTACATCGGCAATACTTCGTTTCGCACATTCTCAGTGGTTGAGAATGAGAACTCGGAAAGCTCTGATACTCTGACCGTCGTTCTGCGAGGCGATCTGGACGAGTTGGATACAGTAAATGAGGCGTGGATCAGAGGCAGGTCGGGAACGACTCTAGGCTATCCAAATATGTTTTTGCAGACCAAAAGCGTTAGCAGCGGAGGAGGTCAGACATTTGCAGAAATCACTTTGAACTTTGAGGGCTTTCTTGTCGCGACTTTTAGCAATCCAGTTAATATTGAGGACTCTTTAACAATCCAAAGCGGTTCGTTTGTTGCCGATCAGCTAGACCTTGAAGGAAACGAGGTAACAGTCCAGGCTTCGTTTTACGCGCAGCAAACGTCTATTTCATGGATTCACCGAGGCAAGAACGCTCCGACTGCGCCACAGTATCCTGCTATTGTCCCTGCTGAAATAAATACTTCCACGCTATTCAATAAGCAGCCACCAACTTTCGACGGATCATTGCAGGTGAAAAATGTCGGACTGCTGGCAGGCTTTACACGCTCGGAATTGGCAACAGGAATTTGGGCTGTGACCGAAACGTGGATCGTGCGAATGGAACCGGACGAGGGATAAATGGATGATTTCGAAAAATACGATTCCGGCTTTTTCTTCGGTCGATTCAATCGTTTGATTGATCTTATAAGGAAAAACAGAGTTTTGCCCATTAGACCAGGATGGGAGCAGACGCCGGAGGGACTTGTTCCACCGGCAACGCCAAAATTTGATTCTTCTGCGAGGGCAATAGATTATTGGAATCTCAAAATTGAGACTACGGAGGCAGGCGAAAAAGTGGTTTCAATAAAGCATCCGGGCAAGGTCAAGCGAACGACGGCATACGACGATTCGGGCCTAGTGGATGTTGTCGACATAACCGAGACTTTTACGCCTGCCGTTGGCAAGTTTCTATGTTTAGTAGTCGAGCCTGATTTGACCGTTACGCTTGAGATGGTCGACGAGTGGACCGGATACCCTTACCCGGTCAAAGAAACCGACTCCACTCCTGCCGGTAAAAAGATTCTCGAAAAATACTACTATGTGATTTGGGCTTTTGTTTCTCCGCCCGACCCAGACGATCCAGACGCACCGACTCGCCCCATCGGATCAATGACCGTATCGGATACGATAATGGCGGTAAAATGGGGCTACGGGACTCATCTGCAATTTGTCTTGGCGCAGGATGAGACGTTGACGGGCCACGTCATTCCATACTACCAACTCGTCCCTGGAACGGGAACCGAGGAACCTAGCGCGGCATGATAAACAGACCCGTAACGCTAGGGCATTGGGCCACAGGCGCAGCTCGGACGATAGTTACAAACGAGGTTCTAAATAGCGAGCTAACAGCGACACCAGCTGACGCTATTGGAGTCACGACATACGACGCGGGAGGAGGCGCACCGATTGCGACAATCTACAGCGGCATCGGGCAAACAGGCGGAGACTTTCCAGATTCAACAAGAAACTTAAGCGGACTACTCAATCGCTCGTATTCCGACGACCCAGACCACGCTATCGAAATAACGGAGAACGGACCGTTTCAAGCCGTAAATTTTGGGACTGTGGACGATCCGCTATTTTACACCAACTTTATCGCAAACTATTGGCTCAATGTTAAAACGTGGTCTGTCACCGGAGCGATAGGAACGAAAACAGTTAGCGCGACCATTCCAGCCGGAACAAAAGTCACAGACTCAATAACAAATCCAACTAGGCCGAATGGAGGTAAGAGGGCTGCATACGAATTTGGATGTAGTGTAAGCTCGCCTTTCGTGCCGGGCGAGACGCAAACACAAGTGTCCATCAACTCCATTTCATCATACACCACGCCGCTATCGACCTACTTTCAAGCTCCGACACCATATCTTGCTATGCCGCAACTTAACATTGAAATGACCGGCGGAAACAACTACACGATACAAGTTGCGACAGTTGGCACGACGGGCAGCGTTTCGGAAGATTCAAACGTGACGATGCTAGGTCAGCCGATGCAAACGAAATTGACAAACTCGCCAACGGGCTACTCTCTTTCGATTGAGGCAGATGAGTGGTGGACCGATGAGGAATGGATCACAGAGTCAGATTGGGCCAGTCAGCCCTAGCTGTATTTGTCGGCAACTTTTTGAAGCTTGTCCGCAAGATACTTTTGCATGTCAGCAGTTGATTCTCGAATTGCTTTCTCCAACGCGGGTTTCATCACTTTCGAATTGTGTCCATCTCGAAGTCCAGGTATCTCCAGATTGGCCTCAAGGGTTATCGGCGTAGACTTTTTAGCAGTTGCCCCATCAATAGACGACCTCCCTTTTGCGTTTGGGTTTTTTGTGAATCCATGAGGCTTGCCCATTAGATTTTTTGCCAATTTAATAAAAAGAGCCTTCGAATAGCCTGTTGCTTTTTTGCGGGATTCTATTGTTTTCTTTGCCAGATCATAGTTTCCCTTTCCTCGCGGAGCTTTGCCGAATTTATTACCCTCAGATGCTTTGGCGTGAAATAGTCCGTTTGATTTCTTTCTCGGTTTTGCTCGGCTGCCCGGTTTACGAGGCTTGTGCGGCGCACCAAGCTTTGT